CTCTAAAGCTGGAATACATGGATTATAATATCCACCATGAGCTAATATTCTATTATAAAGTGACATCAATTCATATTTACTTGGGGTGCTAGAGTGCCACCCATATTTTTTTGTTTGTTTGGTATTGATTTCACCAGTAGTTTTTTGCCTATAATAAGATGGATAATTATCAATAATAAATTAATAAAGAAAAATATTAGGTAATCCTAGAATTACCGATTATCCAAGATACATTTATAGAAGTGGGTGGTCATTGGCAAAGCACAATCATCTGGAAAAAGGAAAGATTTGTATTCGGGATGAAGGATTATAAAAGTGATTATGAACCCCTTATCTATGGTTGGTTTCACAATAGAAATTGGAACGGTCCACAAAATGAAACAGATATATGGGATTTCAGGAGGGATAAACCCTCAGATTATGCTCACCCAACACAGAAACCTGTAGAACTTCCAGCTAAAGCAATAAATAACTCATCAAAGACAGGAAACTCAATTTTAGATTTATTTGGAGGAAGCGGAAGCACTTTAATTGCATGCGAACAATTAAATAGAAAGTGCTATATGATGGAAATAGATCCATTTTACTGTTCAGTTATCATAGAAAGATGGGAGAAATTGACAGGAAACAAGGCTAAAAAGGTATAAATCACCTTAAAAATTAAACAAATTATACAAAAATGACTAAATTTAATCAAAAAGACTTCAAAGAATCAATTAAAGGGAGTGGAGGAATTCAATCTGTTGTGGCTCAAAAGTTAGGGGTAAGCCGGGGAAGAATCAGTCAATACATTCAAAAATACCCAATAATGAAGGAACTCTTGGAAAAAGAAAGAGAAAAGGTCATTGATAAAGCAGAGAATGAATTGTTTAAGGCAGCAGACAACGGGGAGAAGTGGGCCATAGAAAGAATACTTAGAACAATAGGAAAGGGCAGGGGATACGGAGACTACCAACAAATAAACTACGGAGATGGTATGAAGATTGTGATAGAAAAAGCTGATGATGAACATAGTAAAATGGAAACCGAGCAAAAAACAGGAAAAGGCGTTCGAGATACTAAAAGACAATAAGACAACAGAGCTATTATATGGTGGTGGTGCCGGTGGAGGGAAATCCTATCTTGGGTGCGTTTGGCTTATACTTTGCTGCTTGGAATACCCAGGGACAAGGTATCTGATCGGAAGGTCCGTATTGAAGTCACTGAAGGAATCAACCCTCTTGACATTCTTTGAGGTCTGCAAATCATGGGGACTCAAGGCAGGAAAGCACTACAAGTACAATTCCATGGAGGGGAGGATAACGTTCTTCAATGACTCGGAGGTTTTCCTGAAGGACCTTGCCTTTTATCCAAGCGACCCTGAATTCGACAGATTGGGTTCAACAGAATATACTTATGCTTTTTTAGATGAGGCAAGCCAAATCGTTTCAAAGGCAAAGAATATCATAATGAGTAGATTGAGATACAAATTGGTCGAGTTCAATCTAATCCCCAAACTATTGATAGCGACAAACCCCACCAAGAACTTCGCATACTATGACTTCTACAAACCAGACAAGGAAGGGACTTTGAAACCATACAGAAGATTCCTTCAGGCATTGGTCCATGACAACCCCTACATATCAAAGCATTACATAGAAAACCTGAAGAAATTAGACAAGGTAAGCAAGGAAAGGCTGCTGTTTGGTAACTGGGAGTACGATGACGACCCCGCGAAACTGATGAACTATGATGCAATCACAGACGTATTCACGAACGATTTCGTTGCGGGTGGAGAAAAATTCATAACAGCGGACTTGGCGATGCAGGGCCGTGACAAGTTCATAATAGCGGTATGGTCTGGGATGAGGTGCAGGATCAAACTTATAAAAGACAAGGCAGAGGGAAAGGAGATTGAGGAGGACTTGAAGAGGGTAGCCACAGAAGAGAAAATACCAAGAAGCCAGGTGATCCCTGACTCAGGGGGGATGGGAAGTTACCTGAAATCCTACATGGAGGGGATCAAGACATTTGACGGTGCTAGAAAAGCATTCAATAAGGAGTTCAGAAACCTAAGAAGTGAGTGCTACTTCAAGTTGGCGGAGTTTGTGAACAAGAAAGAGATCTATATAGAATGTGACGATCCTTATATAAAAGAACAAATCATAGAGGAATTGGAGCAGATAAAAAGGGACAGCGTCGACAAGGATGACCAAAAGAAGAAGATCATATCGAAGGAGATAATCAAGGAGATGCTCGGGAGGTCACCGGACTTCGCGGACATACTGATGATGAGGATGTACCCCGAGGTTGGACTGGGCAAGACGGGAATACTGAAGGGGGGGGAGGATTTCTTCGGTTGAATGGATAATTATAAAAATATGAAAATCATTAATTAAGCATGGTGAACGGAATAGGCATAACAAAAGAGGGAAGTTACACGGGAATGATGGGCATAATCAACAAGAGATTGAAGGACTTCCAGAAGCTCAGGCCATCACTAGATTTCTACCAGGTCCAGGCACAAGGGTATGGTTCATACGGCGCGCAGGGTGGACAGGTCGGGTACATCCCCTATTACAGGATAGGCCACACACACATGGAGCACCTGGCATTACAGTCAGACATATTCATGACAGTGATAAACGCTTTGAGGAACAAGATTTTCAGGAGGGGATTCAAGATAGAGGAAAAAATAGACAACCCATCCGAAGATCAGTTGGAGATATTGAAGAACATAATGAGGAGGCTCAACACAAACAACCAGTCACTCAAGGACGTCACCAAGATGTTCGAGCAGGACGAGAACATCTACGACGACGGTTATCTGATAGCAATCAACGATTACATATTCAAAAGCGACGGGGAAATCCTAGACGCAGACACGAAAGAGATAATAAAGGCCAACCCGACAGTCATGGCCATAATAGCGGACTCGGAGGGGAGGATGGGATACACCCAGGAAGGAAAGAGGGTTTTCGTGAGCGTGACAAACAGAGGAACCTTGATAACAGAGGAGGCAGCACTATCCAAGGACATGAAGGACGACCAGGGATTGGCACTGCAACCAGCATTCTATCGAGGAATAACTTATTACAACAACCAGTCAAGGGATATATTTTACATACCAGGGGAGGTGTTGCACCTGTCAAAGCACAACCCAACATCAATCAATGGAAGGAGCCCGATGTTCTCAATCTGGATGAAGATGACCACCCTGATAGAGCAGGACAGATATTTGCTGTTGAACTATCAAAAGGGAAGACCACCCAGAGGGATGTTGGTCATACCAACCACAAACTTCGCATCAACGCAATCAGCATGGGAAGCACTCAAGGCGGAGGCAAGAAAGGACCCGCATGCGATCAATCCCCTGTTGGTTGAGAACAAAGAGGGAAAGAACGGGGAGGTAAGGTGGATAGAGTTCATGAAACCCCTAGCGGACATGCAGTTCATAGAGAGCCGGAACGAGATGAGAAGGGGGATAGGAGCATTATATGGAGTGATGCCATTATTCTCCGGGGACATGTCCGAGTCAGGGGGGCTGAACAACGAGGGCCTGCAGATAACCGTAACAAACCAGGCAGTAGAGGAGGGCCAGAAACTATACAACGAGAAGGTCTTGCCATGGATATTGGAGAGGTNCGGGATAACAGATTATCTCTTGGAATTGGAAGAACCAGAGGAGAAGGATGAGGTCATCGACGCCAAGATAAGGGGAATCAAGATAGACAACGCGATCAAGATGTCCCAGATGGGATTCGACGTGAGCTACAACAAACAGGACGATGAGTTCATATTCTCAGAAGAGGCAACAACCCCCACAGAACAACAAGGGATATTCGGGGGGTCAAAAGAAACAAAACTGAATGATCCGAAATTGGAAAAAGAATTCTTCACCATTTTGAGCACGCAGCAGGAGAGAGACCTGGGCAAGGATGCCTATGATATGATAATGGAGGATGCCAAGGGGGAGGGATTGGACATACAAAAACAAGACAAGGGGCTGGAGGAGTTCATAGCCAAGAACATATTCAGGAGGAAGTTCGAGGGCCTGTCCAAGACAAAGTCGAACAAGATAAAGGAGATACTCCTGAAGGGGATACTGGCAAAGGAAAGCCTTACAGAGGTTACTAAGAAGATAATAAGTGCTGGTGTGGAGAAGGAACAAGCGGAGTTGATTGCCCGTACAGAGAGTGCAATACTGAAGAACGCCACTAGGGAGTTCAATTTCACGAGAGCCACAGGATCAGAGGATTTCATATACAAGTGGGTTGGTCCCGACGACAACAGGACATCAGACATATCCAAGGAGATCAAGAGGAAGAGCATCAAAGGATTGAAGATAGAGAAACTGAAGGGATTGGTCAGGAAGACATCCGAGTCATTCGGATTCAAGCCGGACAGGGATTGGTTCTCTCACCCGAACCAACGCCATACGTTCACGAGGGTAATATGATAAAAGAAATGAAAATAGAGAACATTGAAATAAGTGAGGGAGAGAAAAACATAGTGGCACAGAACGCGGGGGGTAAGATATTGAAGGTCTTGTTCAACCCAACAGAAGCCAACTCAGGGGTTCGACTCCGAATATTCACGAAAGAGGGGGAGATGATAATGGATGTAATCCAGGAGGGGTTGTATTATCCTCGCGCCAATGTCAGTTCAGAAAAGATGCTGGTCAACACATTCTCACCCGCAGGGGACAACAAAGACTATTACTATTTCAACAGGGGATTGTTATTCAACATCACCACGACCAACCCCAATTTTGAGGGTGTCGTCATAGACAGGATAATTCTGATATACCAGGCAACCACGACACAGCAAGAGCAAGGAACATTCCTGCCCAGAATTCTTCAAGAGCTTGTAAAACACAACCAAAGGGAAGATGGCCGTTGAAGACAAGCACGTGTATCTGGACAAGCAGGAGATGAAGAGGACCAAGCAGAGAAGATGCCCACTTTGTGGAGTCGAGCAAGAACTGCTTCATCCAATGATTATCAATATAAGCGACCAGTCCTGGGTCAAGTTGAACGAGATTTCGGTCTTTGGAAAGGGTTTTAAACTAAAGAACACCTCCTATCACGACCCCAGGATACACAGAACCTTTGATGACCTGAATCTGAGGCTGATTGATGGACCCAGTTACGAGGTCAATTTGGACATGTGTCTTGAGTGCATAGACAAGATAGGGTACAGGCACAAGTTCAAGAAGAAGCATGTTCAGAAATTATACGTAACTAAACAAATCTGAAAAAACAAAAAATGACAGACGAACAAACAGAAACTGCTCCAGAAGCTGAGGAATCTACTGAAGAAGTGAAGAAAGAAGAGCCTGAAGAGGCTGCAGAAGAGACCGCAGAAGAAGGGGAAAAAGCAGAAGCGTAAACAAAACATTTATTTACTTTTTTTAATTATTTATTTAATGGTAGATGATACTTCTAAAATCGGAAGAGCGATAGTTAGGGACTTCGGGGATTTCATATTCACCAGAAGCCAGGATAACATAGTTAGTATGGGAATCTCAGACACGGGTGCACTGCTTATATCAGGGGATATTAGGGATGAGGGTGAGAAGACTATTATAGAATACACCGCACCTTATGCTGCAGCAGTAAATGATGGAACAGACAAACATTTTGTTGATCCAGAAGAATTACTAGGTTGGGTAAAAAGAAAACTTGGTGTTCCTGAAGAAGATGTTCAAAAGAGAGCAGGAGAGATTGCTGATAAGATTGCTAAATTCGGAACCAAACCACAACCCTTCATGGACGCGGCGATTTCCGTCGCTAAGGAGAAGTATAAAGGGCATTTAGATTTTACATAGAAAGTTATTTAAAGGTTTAACCTTATAAGGTATTATGCTATTGAAGAAGCGAATACCTTGGAATAAAGGAACTACAAAATATATTTCCAAAAGGTGTGTTGGATGTTCTTGTAAATTTAAAGTTGAAGAATGGGAGGTTAAAAGAGGAAGGGGAAAATATTGCTCTCATAAATGTTATCTTAAAAATGTAGTTGCTTGGAACAAAGGAATCCCAAGCCCAAAAGGAAAAGATCATCCAAACTGGAAGGGAGATAAAGCAAGTTATAGTGCTATACATAGATGGGTTGCAAGAAACAATACCAAACCAGAGTGTTGTTCTAAATGTAGAAAGAAAGGAAGATTAGAATTAGCAAATATTTCTGGTAAATACAAAAGGGAGATTGATGATTATGAGTGGTTGTGTATAAAATGTCATAGAAATATGGATGGATGGTTTAAGAAAGTAATGAAAAAAGTTGTTAGAGGAAAAGATGGGAGATTCTACAAGAAATCGTAAAATATAAAAACAATAAAGTATTCTATTTCTTATGGCTGAGGAAGACGTGAATCCAAAACAGATAGACGAGGTTGAAATTCTTAATACTGATGACAGAATGTTCAAGTCCTGGGGAAGTGTTGAAGTAAGAGACAGGGAGAATGATCTGTTGCCCATGGACGAGTTCAGGAAGATAATGCCTGTGATCATGGACAGGGGAGGAATCCTGATGGACAGGCACTCAAACAGACAGGTGGGAAAGATTCTAAATTTTGTGTTCAAGAAAAAAGAAACCCCTGATGGAATGAAGGAGGGTGTTCTTATTACTGGAAAAATATTCAAAGACTATGAGCATGACGACATGGTCTGGCAGGGGATAAAGGATGGCGTGTACAAGGGACTCTCATTCGGCGGAAGAAACAAGATCAAGGATGTGAAGTTCGACAAGAAGGGGCTGACCAACATCCTGTCAAAACTGGAGGGGTTCGAGTTCTCACTGGTTCCGGGGATGGGCAACCAGGAGGCCACAATGGAACAGGTTAATTTCCTGGCTAAGTCCAACCTAAAGAAAGTCTATGAGAGAGATGGTGCGCATGTTCATGCAGAGGATTCTATTGGTTTGCATACCCATCCAGAGATTGAAAAAGAAATGTTTGCCTTACAACAAGAAATAATTCGTTTGGATATGATAATTCATGATATGAAAAATCCTGGAGAAGAATTATTATTATCAAAAAAAGAATGTCCTGACGATAAAAAAGATAAAAAGACATTAACTGAAAAGGGTTCAAGTTTATCATTAGAGAGTGAAAACTCCGAAAAATATATAAAGGAAAAAGATTTAAATAAGAGCATGGAAGCAGACGAGATCAAAAAGCAGAACGAGATGATCGATAAGAATTCTAACGCCATTGAAGAGATCAGCAAAAAATTAGATCTTCTGGTCAAGCAAAAAGAGGAAGAAGACGAAGAGGAAAAAAACAAGAAGAAGGAAGCCGACCCAGAGGACAAGGATGAAGATAAGGATAAGAAAAAAGAAGGACATGAGGACGAAGATAAAAAGCCAAAGGATAAGAAGCCTGAGGAAGAAGTAGGAAAGGCCAATGGCGCAGAGGGCGAGAAGAAAGTCCAACTACCACAAACCCCTGAAGAAGAAACCGGTGGGGGAAAACCTGCTGAGGGTGGAGAAGGCGAGGATGTCAAGTTCGTTGAAAAGTCAGAATTTAATGATTTAAAGAAACAAATAGC